GATGCGAAGGCGATCGGTGGCGGTGGCGTTTTCGAGGATGACACTGGCAAACAACTGCCGCTTGTTGGCTCGTCTCCGCATCCGGCTTTCGATGACGCTTGGGTGTTGTGGGTAGCTAGAGCGGATGTTGTCGATTACCCTCTTCGAGGGACATTGACGATTGTCTGCGCGGATCTGACATAACTGAATAGTGCATTAACAGGAATCGGAAACTAGGAGCACGAAGATGCCTTCCGAAAACAACGCTCAGATGATCGAAGACAAGTACGCCCCGACAGCGTGGGGCGGTGGTAATGAGTTTGACTTCACGACTCCCTCTGGCCAGCTATGCCGGCTGCGCCGTATGGACCCGGTTGCCCTATTGGGCGAGGGTCTTTTGGATAAGTTGGATTTCCTCACCAGCATGGTCGTCAGTGACCACCTCCCGAACGCCAAAAAGACGGCTCTCGAGCGGGCCAAAGAGGCGAAAGCGAAAGTCGGCACCGCTGGTATGACCGAAGAGGAGAAGGAGGCCGAAAAGAATAGCAAGGTCATGGAGGAGATCTTCCAGGATCCCAAGCGGATGCAAGAACTGGTGAAGACGCTAGACAAGGTTCTCGTCGCAGTGACGATCAAGCCGGAGATATTGGCTATCCCGGAAGTGTTCGAGAACAACCGTGTCGAAGGCGCTATCTACACGGATCACATCGACTTCAACGACAAGATGGCAATCTTCAACCGCATGATGAAGGGGGTGAAGGATCTCGAATCGTTTCGTGAAGACGCCGTCGAATCTGTGGGGTCTGTGGCACGAAGCGCAAGCGTTTCAAAGCCGACCAAGCGCATTACTACACGTAAGCGATGATCTAGCGGCGTACTACCTAGACCGAGCAGTGCGCACGTTTGGTCAGGATCTAGAACAAGCTCTCGAAGAAGCGGTGGCGCAAGGCAAGCGAAAGAAGCCATTAAGCGATACCGAGAGATTGCGAAAGCGTCGGGAAGTCATTGAGAGATATCTGGGCATCAAGATAGAGCGTAAATATCGAGACCCCGGAAAGGGTTGAGCGCCATGCCGGATTATAATCTCGGAAGGGCTCACGGCGTCATCCGAGTGGACTATGAGGGCGATGGCGCTAAAAGAGCTCGAGAAGATATCAAGGACGTAGGAGACGAGTCAAAGGCTTCTGCGACTAAGATCGACCAGTCAACTAAACAGTCTTCGCGCTCGCTGCAGGATCTAGGTAGGACTGCGAAGGGCACTAAGGTTGCCCCAGAAGTTGATAGAAATGCTTTTCAGCAGTTGATGAACAACATTACGAATCTTGACAAGAACGTGCGGAGGGGCACGGGCGGGCTCAACACGATGAATTCCCGCGTGCGCTTGATGGCGGCCGGAGTGGCGCTGGCCGCTCCGCACGTTGCTGGTTTAGGCGTCAGCCTGGCTGCTCTCTCTGGGTTAGCTGGAGTGGCTGCGGGAGCGCTGGCAGGGTTGGCCGCTGCTGGCAGCACGCTCGTGGTAGGTATGCAGGGCATCGGTACTGCTTTCAAGGAGGCCGCTGCACAGACTAAGGCAGCGGGTGCGGGGGCTATTGCTAGTGGCAAGGCACAACGCGCGGCAGCGCAAGCTATCGAGTCCGCCAAGAAGAGCTTGCAGGGTGCTGAGGAGAATCTTCAGCGTGTGCAGGAGGAGGCTGCGCGTAGTGCTATTGAAGCAGCACGAGCGGTAGTAGGCGCTCAGCGAGACCTCATTGACGCGCAACGAGACGCGGTACGCGCACAGCAATCGCTCAGCCGTGCGCGGATGGACGCTACCCGCCAACTCGAAGATATGCGCGATGCGCTGAGCGGCGGAGCGTTTGATGAGCGCCAGGCCGTCCTCGACCTTAAAGAGGCCCAGGAGGAGCTAGCCGCCGTTCAGCGCGATCCTACGGCTAGCGATAGAGAACGCCAGCAAGCCATATTGAACCTAGAGAAGCAGCAATTCGCGCTGGAACAAGTGAGATTGGAGAATCAAAGACTAGCCGTCGATCAAGCGGCGGCAGCCGCTGCGGGGGTAGCCGGCAGTGATCAGGTAGTTAGTGCGCAAGACAATGTGCGAGATTCTGCTCGGCGAGTAATTGACGCGCAGCAATCGCTAGCGGACGCGCAGGAGAATGTTCGTCGAACGCAAGTAGAGAGCTCTCGTTCTATCCGGGATGCTATCCAGGGCATCATAGAGGCGCAAGCTGCTCTTAAGGAAGCCTACATAGACGCGGCGGAAGCTGGAGCGCAAGCGGGTGCTCGCATGGCCGACGCGATGGCGGACCTCAGCCCCAACGCACGCGCCTTCGTTCAGGAAATTCTTAACCAGCGCAGCGCATGGGACGATCTCAAGAAGAGTGTACAAGACGATCTGTTTGGTGACCTTGCCAAAGATGTAGCACCGCTGGCAAAGACGTGGTTCCCGCTGCTCAGGGAGTCGATGGGTGGAGTAGCTAAGAGCCTTAATGGCATGATTGATGGCGTCGTTGAATTCGCCAAGGCTAGCGAGACACAGGAAAACGTTCGAGCCATCTTTGGAAATACCAGCGAAGCGCTTGGCGAAATGCGCAACGTCCTGCGTGATTTGCTTTTTGCATTCCTTGACATAGCTAAAGTAGGTAGTGACTTCCTCCCTGAGATGGCTCGTGGCGCGGCGGACGCGGCAGCACGATTCCGGGAGTTCATCGGCGAGGCGCGCAAGTCCGGAGATCTCCGTAAGTGGATGCAAGACGCAATGGATGCTACAAGCGAGCTGTGGCAGTTGTTCAAGAATCTTGGATCTATCATCGCGAGCGTATTTACCGGGTTGGATCAGGCCGGCGGAGGAGCTCTCGACACCCTCACAGAACTCACCGGCAAGATAGCGGCCTTCCTCAAGACGGCCGAAGGGCAAGACGCGTTGCAGTCCCTCGGCGCGGTGTTGCGATCTATCGGTGGCGCATGGGGCAAGGTATTCCTTAGCGTTCTTGAATCAGCTGCTGATCTGTTGATTATTCTCGAGCCACTCATTGTCGGTGCTGCTGATGCGGCCGGCACATTGTTAGCTGGGGCATTCCAGGTCCTTGGCGAAGTCGTCAAGCCGTTCGCGGAGTTCCTCGCCTGGGCTTCGCCGTTCCTCGGGCCGTTCATCGGCAGCATCTACGCTATGAACGTAGCGGTCAATCTCGCGAAGGCTGCATGGGCCGCATTGAACGTCGTCATGAAGGCCAATCCATTCGTTCTCATCGGTGCTCTCATCGCCGCCCTCGTCATTCTCATCATCGAGAACTGGGATGTGATCGGCCCTAAGATCAAGGCTGCTTGGGATTGGATCAAGAGCGTTGCGGAGACAGTATGGACAGCCATCGAAAAAGCCATCATAGAACCTCTTCAGAGAACCTTTGAATTCATTCAGGTCGGGTTGAAGATAGTCAATGATTTTTTCCAGAATGCTTGGAGCGGTATCAAGAGTCTGACGAACGATGCTTGGACTTGGATCAAAAACACTATCAGAACAACCATGGATAACATCGGGAGGTTTATTACCGACGGTCTCGGTAACATCGGGGATCTGTTCCGGGGGCTGCCGGCTAAGATAGGTAGCTTTATCAAGAGCCTGCCGGGCATGATGGTTAATCTAGGCAAGGATATCATCAATGGCATCCTGCGCGGCATCGGTAGCATTGGTTCGAAGATTGGCCAAGAGCTCAAGAGGCTCGCAGAGAATGCCTGGCGCTCAGTCAAGAACTTCTTTGGAATCAGTTCCCCTTCCAAGCTGATGGCCTATGCCGGCGAGATGATTGGCGAGGGTCTTATTCGAGGAATCCTGGCCATGCAGAACGGAGTGGCCAGCGCTGCTGAGACGCTTAGCAATGCTGCCGCTACAGCTATGACCGGATCGGTGGGTGACCTGGCTGCCACAATGTCGGTCGGGGCTGACACGTCGGGGCTGTCGGGCAACACGACCCTGACTGGCACGGTCCCACTAACTGCCACGGCGTCCGGGCGAACTTCGGAGGGCGGGAGTGGGGGAACGACTATCATTATCGACAACCTTGTGCTGCACATCGCAGGCAACCTAGACCCGACTAATCCGACCGCTTATCGCGAAGCTATCAAACGGATAAAGGAATCCATCCGCACGGTGGATAAGGAGTACGTCTGATGCCTACGCCAACGCTCCTCCTTGGGCGAATGAGAATGCGCGAGGATAGAACAGTTGCTGAGACTGGCGACGGGGCCGGTGACAGAGGGTTAGCGTTGAGCGGCCAGGAGTCCATCCCCCGCCTCTCCCACGCAGCCGTCACGCGGCAACGCGAGGACTTTCTGACACTGGCTGGAGATTTCTTGCCGGTGGTATTCGGCATCAAGACATATCTCAATGGCTACTACACCGTTGATGACATTCAGGGGACGATCGAGGATTGGGATGACGACTTGGCGGTATTCCGCTGGTCGGCAAATCTTACGAGGGTCGGCACCGAAAACGAGGTGGACATTGAAAGTAGGCTTAGCGGTTCGATCACTCGGCAGAATAACTTTGCTGTTGTTGGGGAGCGGACGCACGCGCCTGCTATTGGGCACGCTGGTTATTGGACCGACGCTACTATCACGAGCGCAGTGGTCCGCACGGGAGCCGATGGCGCGATTACCGTGTACCGAGGGCTTGGCACAGATGTCAGCCCGCGTTGGGCTTCCCTCCCGGAGAGCTACGCCAACGGCCGAGTTAGTTTCTTCGACGATGAAGGTATCGAGCGAGCTGGCGACAGTGCTCGGCTTAGCCCAACGGCTTGGGAACTCAACAACGGCCTAGTACGTATCAAACCGTTGTTAAGCGCGGGAGTCCTGGAAGTTAGCGCGTGGTCCGGTGGCGCATGGCATGCGAAGACGTGGGACATTCTGAGCGGCGGCGTGAGTCTGGGCACCTTCCAGTTCTGCAGCATCCTTAGCAACCAGTACGAGTCCGTGGCTATCCGTCTGATGAAGACCATGACTAGTGGCCGGCTGTACCTAGACCTAGTGTTGCGGCGCGGGTACCGGTTCGCGGAGTTGTACGTTCAGCACGAGTACGGCACCACTTTGAAGATTCAAAGAGCTACGGCGGACGCGGGTACCAACTCGCTCGGCGGCACTATCGTGGATGATTCCAACGATGGAGACGGCAACCGGTACATTGTGGGCAGTGCCCGCACTTTTGTTCCGGACATTGTGAACGGCGGGTTTTCTGTTGCGGGCACTACGGTTCTGGATGCATTCGTGGGCGCGGTCGTGGCCGGTAGCGGCGCAGTGGCTGGCGACACGGCGGTAGACCTGCAAAAGCAATACATCGGAGCGCCAACAGAGTTCGTGCAAGGGGTGAAGAGATAATGGCCGTAGCGGAAACACTGCGTGGCCTCGGTGGTTGGGGCTTGCAGATCAAACCCAACATTCCAGACAATCTCTGGAAGGCCATTGACTACTTCGGGCACATCGTGGTGCACACCGGGCCGTCAGTTGACCCGCGTATTAGTGGCGACAGCCTACTCAAGAGCTCGCGCTATACCGGGGTGTTGCGCAGCATTAGCGAGACCACTGGTCAGAAGGCTATCGGTGGTCTCGGCGTTGCGATGTGGTTGGGCGACCCAGACAGTAAGAGCGACATTATAGAAGACCTTCTTGAAGTCGATGGTAGTTTCCAGGACGTCATCGAAGAAGTAATGGATGGCTTCGACGCGGTCACTATCGGGACCATCTTCAACATTGCCGAGACCTACGCGGGCAGCTTTCAGTTCCAGAGCCGCCGAGAGATCGTCGATTATATTTGTCAGACGGTGGGCGCAGCATGGCGGGTAAACGGAGACGCGACGCTGGACGCCGGTTTGGAGTCCGATCTGTTCGTCACGAACCCGAAGATGCTGGTGGTACGTAAGCGAAACTCGAACAAGAACACTGCTAGCGCCGACGACATGTTCTTGCGCGCGCTCAGCGGCGAGCTCGAGACCGGGCGGGATGTTGAGGACTTCACCACTCGTTTGCTGCTGATGGCGCAAGGGTCCGGCGGCCAGTTCGCTAGCGCTACGGCGGACATCGATCCGGGTCTCAATCCGTACAAGGATCTCTACGGTAACCCGGTCAAGATGACGCGCATTGTTCAGGAGTCGGAAACAGACCCCACCAATGCCCCGGCTCGGGCGCAGCTCCAGTTGAACAGGTTCAGCGGTACCCGGGACGCGCTCACGCTCAACAGCAATTTCTACGACATCAAAGGCGACGCGCAGATCGGGGACTACGTCGGGGTGTTTGACCCGGCTATGGGATTGCTGGATTACAATAACGAAAAGCAATTTCGTAGCGAGCGCATTAACCCTATCAATCTCAAGCTTACCGAGGCTTCTTGGCCGGTTACGAAGAAGATGAGTGTCTTCTACCGGGATTACCTCGGGGAGTGGTACGACCTCACGCCGCATGTCATTCCAGAGAGCGGCGATACGATCTTGGTGGTTGGCGGGTACAATCGCAGCCTCAGTGACGGCGGCAGCGGATCCTTCCCAATTACACCACCTGAAGTAGACACTACTATCCCCGGCGAAACCGAATGGGACCTCCCGTTTAATCAGTCGATGTACCAGTCACCGGTTACGGGCGAGAGTCGTTCGGAAGTTGAGCTAAAGTGGTTCAAACCGAACAACACTAATGACACGCCGATGGCGGATTTATCGCATTATGAAATGCGTTATCGGGCTAATGAAGCCGCCGTGGAGGATCTTACGATCGACGACGTTGGGGAGTATACTCTCGACGAGCTTGACACGGTTGACGAGCCTATTGAATATGGCGGCGCTACTTCTTGGCAATACGCCACAGCGCCTGGAGACGTCTTGCGGTTCCGTTTGCAAGAGCTCGTGCCCTCTATGAGCTACGAAGCGCAGATCCGCGCGGTAGACACCGCTCGTCCGGCCAACCTCGGGGCATGGTCTGATCTTATCGGTTTTCAAATGTCTCGGGACATCATCCCCCCAGCCGTGCCCGCAGCTCCCATCATTGTGGCCAATCCGATGGCCGTTCTTATGGAGCATCATCTGGGGCGCGCGGACGGTGGGGAATTCAATCTAGACAGAGATCTGCATCACCTGGAACTGCATTCAGGTACCAGTCCCATTTTCCAAACAACAATTGAAACACTCATCGGAAAGGTGTTGGCTAACTGGGGGATGATCACTGGTGAGATCCCCATTGTCGCTAGCTTTCAGATTACGACTATCGGCCCGCAGTTCTACAAAGTCGTTGCGGTGGATCAATCCGGTAACAAGTCTATGCCTTCAATAGCAGTGGAACAGACGGCCGACCTCATCGACAACCAGTATGTGCGCAATCTCGTGGTGGATAAAGTGACGGCCGGCACTATCTCTGCGGACTGGATCGTAGGTGGGTATATTCGAACGGCCAAGACAGGCGCTCGCGTGGAGATGAGCTTCGAGGGCATTCACGGTTACAACTCCGCAAACGAGCGTCTGCTGGACTGGAACAATGAGACTGGCAAGCTGCATGTTCAGGGCAAGGGTGGCATCGAGATTCAGGACGGCGCGCTTCGCGTGCTGAACGCTGCCGGAGACGTTATTGTCGAACTTGGGGAGTGTTCTGACGGTCGTCATGGATTGCAGGTTTTCAAGGATAACGGTGCACGAGTAGCGCGCATTGGGGAGCTGGAGTCCGTTGGTGGAGAGGGGATTGAATTTGTAGATGACCTCGGGAAACTAGTCAGAGCTAACACTTTGGCCTTTGGAACTAATGCCAGTACTGTCACGGGAGTCGGTACATTGACTCCTCCAACAGGTTTTCAAGACTTGCCCGGCTCTGCAGGTCCTGTCGTTTCTGTAACGGTTGGAAACTCAGGCAGAGCCATTGTAATTGTCAGTTCATGGATTTTAGCGAACAACCTTACGCTCGCTGGTCAAGTGAGCTTTGATTGTCTTGACGCTAATGGCGTAACAACAGGAGCCAGTCAATTCAGGGCATTAGCTGCAGAATATACTAACTCAAGCTCTTCACGATTAACATTTGTTACTGGTCTTCCGGCTGGCAATACTACATTTACTTTGAAGTATCGAGCAACTGGGAACGGTGCTACTTATGGCAATGTTCAGTTTGTAGATCGACACCTTTTCGTAATCCCTTTCTGAGGAGGATATATGGTAACAACTGATCGGCTCAATATGGAGCTTCTAGAAGGCTCCGACCGGATGTCTTTCGAAATGAAGGACAAAGTTAATGCAGCGCTGGAGCGTATGGATTACGCGGCGGGATACTTCCCAGTCACCTCTCTTTCCATGCCCGTGCCCCCGGACACGTTCCCGGGTATGCAAGTGCGTCAGGAGGATACTGGTCTTAGATTCATTCGGAACATGCTGGACAATGGTTGGTTGCCACTAGGCGGGGACAAGTTCAACACCATCGGTAACGGAGCCATTCGAGCCCTTAGGCCGCTGCGTCCCCTCGGAACAGATGCTCAGCACAGTGCATTCCCGGCGATCCTGTATAAGCAGGACGGGTCGCTGATGTGCACTTATCGCCAAGGTAGTGATCATATCACTGCTCGAGATGGTGTTCTCAAAGTAGTTCGTAGCACTGACATGGGTCGCACTTGGACGGCTCCTGTCACTTTACTTTCCCTTCCAGGGATTGACCTTCGTGACTCGGGATTGTCTGAGAGCAGGGACGGCACGAAGGTCTGGTTGACATACTGCAAGACCACGGCCATCGCTCCATTCAACGGGGCTTACTTTCGCACCTCTACAGATGGAGGTGTTACGTTCGGAACAGAGATCCGTATAGATAACGGCGTCACGGCTGCGTGTGTCTCCTCTATTGTGGAGTGTGATAATGGCGATCTAATTATGCCCTGGTACGGAACAACAGGAGCCGAGGGCTTCCGATCGGTGTGGATCGCTCGCTCGGTCAACGGCGGCACTTCTTGGACTTCTACCCGACTAGTTAATGGCGCGACGGCCGGAAGGCATTATGAGGAGCCGTGCATCGCTAAGAAAGGTTCTACGTTAGGGATGACGTTCCGCTGGGGTGCTATTGACTCTATCGGATTTACAAGTTCTGTGGATGACGGAGCAAACTGGGCTGGCGGAACTAGTGAATTCCTTGGAACGGGTAAGCCGAATTGTTTCTGGGTTAACGAAGATACCCTCGCAGTTATCTATCGGCAGCGTTTCGATTCTTCTGCCGTCATTCGATACACCCGTAATCTCGGCACGAGTTGGCATGGTGAAAAGCAGATAGAGCGCAAGCTCGGTACTAACGGATGGATGTCTTATTCAGACGTAGCAATGGTTCAGCAGGGCATAGGAATTTTGGCTTTGGGCCAGGAGACTTCTACCACGCTCTCTAGGATCTTCTTCTCTGCCGTTGGAGAAGCTGGAGCAGTTACTCCGTTCGGCATTTTGCCAGAGGAGGATATTGCCACTGCGCAGAACATAGATGGAGTCATATTCGCCACGAACTTCGATCAGCCGGACGGGGCGCTGGCGAGTCCGTGGGCGGTCACGGTTGGTGCGGTCAACGTGAGTAATGGATTGGCCATCCCACAGACTTCTGGCACGCAGCATATCGCGCGGATCTTCGCAGCCACAGTGGAATATGAGATCGAAGCCGAAATGCTGTGGAGTGGAGCCGGGGCGACTGGCTATGGCGGAATTATTTTCGCGATGACCGATGGAGCTTCTTACTGGGCATTCCTGCGAGATGTTTCAGCAGCGGTAGAAGTGTTACGGATCTATCAGTGGTCGGGCGGAGTGCCAACTATGAAGGCCACGATCAACAACAGCTACGAGCCGAGTACATACCACAAAATGCGGGTGGTTAAGAAGCATGGGACGGTTCGCTGCTACTACAACGATGCGAGCGTGCTCGGCTACAAGATGTCTGGGCCGGAACTGACCTCGACCTCGGCTGGTCTCTACGCAGGAATCACAATGCAATACAGCGCAGGAGATAGCACTCAAACCTGGTGCCGTCGATTCACAATTCGTAAATGAAGGAGGACTTCTGGATAGGAGTTCGCAGAATAAGACAATCATGAAATAGAAGGGAAAGCGGGTCAACATGGGTAGTCTCGGAACCCTGGTGTCGGCAGGTTCTGTTCTGCTCGTTATGCTGATTCCCGCGCTCGGCTATCTGATAAGAATGAAAAGCCGAGAAGGAAGACAGAGCAGACAGCTCAAAGAAACGAACATAGCTTCCTTGACCTGGCATTATCAGATGCAAGCGCTAGGGGCAATCCGAGGTTGGAATCAAGACCCGGCCTGGCCAAAGACCCCTTACGAAATGACTGCCGAGTATATTGCAGGGATAGTCAAAGAAGAGGCAGAAGAGAAACTCATCGAGCTAGCGAAGATAGCTGAGACAGTTGGGAAGGTCCAGAAATGAAAGAAGAGAGGAAGCGTGTAGTCCGCCAGCGCGTTATATGGGCTCTTTTTGTGATCTTCATGCTTCTCGGCTCTGCCATCTCTGTCGGGGTTTTCTTCATAAACAAAGACGCCAAAGACGTGGGAGCAGTTGCTGTGGATCAAGCAGCTGGAGTAGAGGCTCTCTGCCTTGGAGAAGATGAATCAGTCGCTCCAGATCTTCGAATAGTCGTGGCCACAGCACTTAGAGACTCCGGGCAATGCGACAAAGCTCAAGAGGTTCAAGAGCAGGTAGAAGAGGCTGGAGCTGAACCAGCAGCGCCAACAACAATAGTTCAAGAGATAGACCAGAAAAAGCTCATGGAATTCGTAAGAGGTCAAGTCGTGGTGTACTGCGCCGACCGGAATGAATGCGTCCCAGAAGTTTCGGTGTTGGTGGGTATCGTCGCGGATTACCTCTCCCAGAACCCCCCGCAGCCAGGTCGGGCACCCACGACGGAAGAAATGATATCGGCAGCGAGGTCAGTTATTATGGAGGACCCCTCTTTGTTCAAAGGGGATACCGGAGATATGGGTCCGGGTGCTAGCGACGAACAGGTGGCTACGCAGGTGGCAGCCTACTGCGCGCAGCAATCCGGCGGTAGTTGCGAGGGCGTAGCGGGAGCTGACGGAGCTGACGGAGCTGACGGGCTGCCTGGACCCACTTGTCCAGAAGGAACTGACCTGAAGAAGCGTCAAGTAACTTCTACAAGCGATCCGGTAGTTCAGGAGACCTGGTTCGTGTGCGTTTTGAATGAGCCAGAGCCTCCTACAGAGACGACAACTACGGAGGCCGAGACCCCGCCTTCGAATGGCCCTAACTGAGGCGAGGAGAAGGGCTGATGGATGATCCGAGGGAGTACGAGGGCTCTTATCAGAAAGGCGTAGAGCAGGGGAAGGTTCTGGAGCGACTGGAGGGGCACGACGATCATTTCAGAAGGATCAACGGTTCGATTGACGCCACGGAGGCTAAACTTACCGAGATGGAGAAGGCCTTGAACCGGATGATTGTTCTTCTGACAGAATCCTCCGCTATGGGTGCGATGAGCGAAGAACGTAGAGCTACCTCGGAAGTCTCTCGAAGTAACACGAGCAGTAGTTGGATTCACGTTCTGGTTATTGTAGGCTTCATCATCACAACTCTTTTAGTTCTCCTGATCCTCGTAGAGCTGAATAGATAGGAGTAGTAATGGCTAGAATGCCTGGCACTGAGTGGCTTGGTGAGCACGGTAAAATTCTGATGACTGAAGCGTCCTTGAACAAGATCTGCGTACATACCATCGCCGGTCGGTATCCCGCACACCCTGCGCACATCTCCATTCGAGGAGACGGTAAGCGTGGCCAAAGCCGAGATACCCGATTCCGTAGTGCGGCTAATCTCCAGGGCAATGACGATGTCATCGCTATTGAAATGGAAGACACCGGCCCGTACTTCCCAACATGGGATCACGAGAATGGCAAGAAAGTCCCGGGCTTCACCCAGAAACAGATAGTTTCGTTGGCCGAGACTCTGGTGTGGGGACATCGCACGCATGGTATTCCACTCTTGCCGTGCCCGAACAGTAAGGACGCCAGTGAGGGTATCGCTTACCACCGTCAGGGCATCGACGGTAACTTCAAGGCTGCGGGATACCAGTACGGCGGGAGAGTTCCTGGCGGGGAGAGTTGGACGGAGCATTTCGGAAAAGTGTGCCCCGGCGACGAACGTATCACGCAGCTACTGACCATCGTCATTCCGCTGGCGCGGCGTATGGCGGGTCTCGATCAGGAGGAGAAGGAAGAAGAGATGGCAAACATTGAATTGATTCGCGGAGACGCCAAGACAAAGACTCCGAACGGAAGGTACTCCTGGTCGGACTTCGTATTTGTTCTTGAGTACGGTGCCGAGTATCCAGGCGGAGCTGCTCGTCGCTATCTTCCAGGAAGTACTTTGGTTCAACAAGAGATCGTTCGGGAGATGGAGGCTAAGTTCGGCAAAATCAAGCAGTGGCCGCAAGCTAGGCTTGACGCGGTCTACGTTGTTCCCGGAGGAGAGATCCCGCCGGAGATGTACGATATCTCGAGCGGACCCGTACTGGGCGAGCCGAAGTAGAAAGGCAAGCAATGAACGAATACTTGGACATCACGCAGTGGGCGCTTCTTGTGGGTGCGGTCATGCCACTGCTGGTGGGCATCATCACCAAGCAGGTCGCCAACGCGGCCGTGAAGGCAACCACCCTGCTCGTCCTGAATGCCATCAACGGCATTCTCACGGACTGGTTCGCGACCCCTTCCGGTTTCGATCTCAAGGGGGCGGTGGTGAATGCGCTCGCGGGCCTGGTCGTTTCCGTGGGTACCTACTTCGGCTTCTACCGGTACACGATTTCCCCTGCCCTCAACCGTGCCACCGCAGCCATTGGCTTCGGGCAGCCGAGAGCGGAGGACAGCTACCGTAGCGCTGCCTGATCGACCGCTGGCAATCAACGGCCTGATTAGGCATACTGGTCTTGGTGAGCTTGTGCCTACTGCCGTGGCCCTCACCAGTCAGCGCCTCAGGCGCGTGCCGGTTGATCCCGGTGTCGGATGTTAGCTGCTGCCCGTCCGGCATCGGGGTCCCTGCATCTACCAGCAGATCTCAGACTGGAAGCACTCGCACATCTCGAGTATGAGAGACTGTACGCGGCAGACCACAGAGAGGCAGCGCAGTGGAAAACAAAGAGACCAGTCGCGAACAGGCAGCCCGGCGTATTCAGGCGTTGCTCGCGTTGGCGGAAGACGCAGCGAAGAACAACAACGAAGAGTTGCGTGACACGTACCTCGATAAGGCCAGTGCTCTCCAGCTCAAGTTCGCCGTTTCGGAAGCGATGCTGCGAACGGAAGATCGGGAGGGTATTGAGGAAGCGGAATTCTGCCGCGAATCGAACACGCCGCTAATCAAGGCCAAGCGCATTCTCATCAACGAGCTCGCCAGCCTGAACCGGGGCAGCGCGGTCATGATGAGCGAATACCAGCCCACCAAGAACGACGGGATCAAATTGAACCGCCGCGCCTACATTCGGGTGTACGCGCACCGCAGCGATCTCGATTTCGTTCGGATGACGTACACCAGCCTCCTCCTGCAAATGCAGACGATGATGGCGACCGACGAGCGGCTTGAGGCGTTTCGTTCAGGGTGGAAGGTAACGAACGCCTGGCGCGTCAGCTACGCCTACGGCTGGGTGGGGCGCGTGGTCGCTCGCCTGCGGGAGGCCAAGGAGCGTCAGGAGGCAGCAGAGACAGCCAGCGAGCCAGGTACCGCCCTGGTGTTGGCTGACCGCCAAGCGTTGGTCGTCAAACACTTCGAAGCCAACGTAGGCAGCCTGCGCAAGCACAAGCCGCGCCACGACGACAACGACGCCAGCGGGCGCGTGGCTGGTCGGGCTGCGGGCGACCGGGCCGACCTTGGCCAGCGCAAGGTTTCCAACTCCAGCACGAAGCGTCTCGAGGCGTAACGATCACCAGCGCCCTGCGATATACAGAGTGTACGGCAGAGAGAAAGGCAACGGCAATGATCAAGGCAGCAAGCTTGGCCGCCCTGGCGGCGACGTTCGCGCTCATGGCTCCGAGCTCCGAGGGGTGTACGGGCGGCGAGCCTATCCCGAACGTCGACGACCCCAAGCAGGGCACGCAGCAGTGCAGCGTGGCGGAGCGGAACGTCAACAGCAACGGCACCGAGTACCTGCGCATCGACTGTGGTGCGGACGGCCAGTCGCCGGGGTCCGGCGTGCGCAGTCTGATGGAGGCTACCCAGTGGCCGATGTGCCGCGTCGGCGCGTTCTGGCCTGCTTGCAAGGAAGGATGATCATGGACGGATACGAGTTGGCCTTCTGGATCGCGGTGGCGGCCATCGCCGCGCTCATCTGGGCGATCTGTAAGCCCGTCAAGCGGGAACACCCCGAGGAGATCAAGGCGCGAGTGTACGGCGCTCCGCAGCAAGGCGAGACGCACATCTGCCGCCGGGAGTGCGACGACTACGGCGGCCACAACTGGCACGGCGACACCACCGACACTGCCGCGTACTTGCGGCACCGACCGGAAGGACTGTAATGAGCGGCAGTATGATCGGCCAGCTCGGCGACCCGAGCATGACCCCGGAGCAGGCCGCGCAGGCGCACGTCGAGCTGAACGAGAAGTTCGGGCGCCCCGCTACGCGACTCGACGATGAGGACGAGAGCGCCGGAGAGGCCAAGATCCAGTGCAACGCCTCGGACCCGGACGTACCCGAGTTGCTGTGGAACGCGTACCGCATGGCGCGCATTCACGAGTCCGGCGGTCGGTGGATCGGCAAGCCCTGGGACGAGCTGAGCGAGCGCAAGCGCAAGCGGTTCACCTTCACGGTCGAGCTGTTCGCCGAGTCGTTGGGTTGGGACCAGTAAGAAGTTAGGCCTCCGGTCATCATCAACAAATGAAACAAGGAGAAAATACCATGAAGAAGTTCTTGGGCAGAGCGCGTTGCATCGTCTGTGGGCTGGACGTCCGCAACTGCAAGTGTGGTTAAATCCGAAGGGGGTAACTGCATGAAGGATCGCGAGCTGTAGTCAGTAGATCAGGCCCCGTCACCTACTAGGCGGGGTCTTGATCTTAACCCGTCGATTTGCATAAGCAACTACTCGGAAAGATGGCTGTAACGGATGAACGGGGTAGCTCGATGTACTCCACGTATGGTTGAATGTAGTTCCCGGCAGGCAGGCTGGGCACAACGAAAGGCAGCATCATGACCGAGTTCGCTCTCTCACCGGCTACCAAGTGGGACGCCTCCACCAGCCCCTACCGCAGCCCCCGGGTCATGCTCGAGCAGGGCGAGCTGACTGCTTACCGCGTCCGGGGCAACGGCACCATGCGGCACGTCAGCTTGTATCCGGCAGACAGCACCGAGCGCGAGGTGGCCGAGTTCATCTCCGACCGGGTCGACATGGACGGCGCCAGCGTTAACGCGGTGGCCCGCGAGCTGCACATCAGCACCGCTACGGTTCGCCGGTACCTGGAGGGCCTGGAGTTGACCGAGGAGATCGAGGCTGGCGACTGGGATGGCTTGACCTTCGGCACCGACGGGCAGCCGGTGTTCGACACCACGTTCACCGAGGAAGACACCGAAGAGGAGCCACTTCCGGGCGGTCCGCTGGGCCAAGGTGTTGGGCGCCCCCTCTCCCCCGAGGCCCCAGGCGCACACAACGAAGACGAGCCCGCTGGCACCACGGCTGAGGAGCTGCCCGACACGCTGGCCAAGAGCCTGGCGGCCACAGTGGCGGCCGGCAACGCGCGGCTCGCCGAGGTCACGGCCAACCTGGTCCGCGTGGGTGCGCCCGGGGACAATCACCGCACGGCCGCTGCCGCGCTGCACATGTGCGTGTGCGACAAGATCGAGGGAACGCACGCAGTGCACGCACCCGTTGTGCGTCGCACGCGCAGTCACTAAGCGTCTGGTCACTGGCCCCGCTACGGCGGGGCTTTTGACTGCCCGCTGGTGTTTGCAGTTGCACACACTTATCGAAGATCTTGAAAACGATGCGCTCGGCCCCTGACCTGGTGAAATCGATAGAATCTCAGACTAGGGTGGTTACACCCGGCAGGCCCCCTATCGGCTCAGAATCGATCTGAGGGCCGAACAGGGCTATGCACGAGAACCGACCCCAGGACCTCGACCGCAGCCACCGGTAACGCTTCTCGGGAGGCGTCCGATATGGTTCGTATAGGCAGCGAGACCGGGCCATCCGGCCGGTAACGCAGGTCGGGCACACCAGCCGACTCGGTAACGCAGAGTCGGGCTCCCGGTCTCGCTGTTGCCAGGCAGGCAGTACGGCACACCAAGGAGGCAGCGATGCGTACTTGGAAGCGAAGCTAGGCCGAAACGGGCTCCGGCCCGTAGCGGGGATTGAGACCCGCCTGAAGATGGCCTCAAGATCAAGGAGAAAATGATGATGAAGCGCAACCTGATCAACGTTCTGATCCTCGCCGCTGTGGCGGGGCTGGTGGGTTTCTTGGTAGCCACGGTCTCCGTCGAGCCAGTAGGCCGGTTCGACCCCAACTACGGTCCGGCTGGCGGCGGCCTGAACATCGACCTGAAGGCCAGCGCGGCGCACGCTCGGTACGTGTACCCGGCAGACATCCAGGCCGCGCGCAAGGCGTGCTTCCGCGCCGAGCGGGTGGCTCGAGACATCCCCGATGGTGACGCCTATCTGGTGTGGTTCGAAGCCAACCGGGGCAACGCCGTGTGGGCGGACTGGCGCGCTGCTTTCCAGGCCTGCAAGGACGCCAACGAGATTTCGGGTGTCAAGTGGTCGGCCGAGTGGTACGGCAATCTGGTCCGCGTGGGCTGATCTGCTCCAGTTGTAACGAGACGCTAGCAGCACGCGATAGGGTTTGTGTACGGCAGGCAGGCAGCGGCAAGGAGAAGATCATGGCAACGTGCGGTAAGTGCAAAGCAACCGGCGTCAGCGTCAACCACGTGCGCGCTTGCTACGAGCAGGCTGGCACTGTGATCACCACAGAACGGCCGACAGCGGTCCCGGTGGGCGTCAGCCCCGACTGGGAGTTGGTCAACAACTTGCGGCGCGAGGTGGCCAAGTACTTGCCGTGGCATCACGGCGGCGACAAGATCGGTTACTTCGCGGTTGTGGGTGAGGGTGGCCCGGCTGGTTACATGGCGAAGTTCTACCGCGTGAAGCAGCTCGGCAAGGGCAAGTGGGCAGGCAAGGTGTTCGTCGACGCGCAGGCTAGTGATGACTACCACCCCGTGCGTGACCCGCGCAGTCTGGTCAGTGTGCTGGCCAAGATTTCCAACGACCCCGTGGGCGCGGCCAAGCTGTACGCCAGCGAACTGGGCAACTGCTACGCGTGCAACCGCACGCTCACCGACCCCGAATCGATCTCACTGGGTATCGGCCCAGTGTGCCGTAACAAGTAAGACCCCGGCGACCCGTTCTTGATTCCTCCTTGGTCGGGTCGCCGGTTCCACGAGAGGCAAGATCATGAAGTGTTGCTGGTGTGTTGACCCCAACGCAGAAGAGCCCTCCGACCCGACCACGTTGTGCGACGCGCACGCTGCGGAGTACGACGGGGTGACCGAAGTGCAGTACGACCGCGAAGCTGATTATTGGAAGTACAGCGACCGCCTTTAGCCGTCGCCCGACCTTAGGGGTGCCCGTGTACGCCACAAGTACGATCGAAGCTAGCGTACGGGCGGCTGGCCGCCACGCTGGGCCGACAGGGGCCGCGCGGGCACCCCAACTACCGAACCGCTACGCTATCGAGGCACAGCGCATCTGAGAGGCAGCCATGGCAGACATCACACCGCAGCACGCGGGCAAGAGCATCCTCGAGATCATCTGGGAAGAGCTGGACAGCGTGTACGACCAGCTCATGAGCGAGGGCCGCCCACGCGTGCCGAAGCAGTGGGGTGCGCAACACCCGCAGGAGATAGCCGACAAGCAGATGAAGTACGGCGAGCTGCGTGGGCAGGCACAAGGGCTGGCCTACGCCATCGCGGTGATCCAGAACCCCTACGACGTCAGCGTGCCGGCAGTGCGCCACGAGGCCCAGCGCCGTTACGACGACGCCAACGAAGACTGAGCGGTAGGGCAGCAGCATGTTGAAGCGATACACGTTGGTCGACCTTGGCCTTGATGAGCCAGGCTGGGTCGTGCACAAGGTTGGGTGCGCTCAGATACGCGTTGAGCTAGCAGTCAACCCGTCGGCTAGCAAGGCAACGGTCAAGCTGGACCTAGAGTGGGAAGACGATCACCTTCTCGAAGAGGTTGACCCCGACGGCGAAGCAACCGGCATCGAGGACATCGAGCTTTGTGCCTGTACGGGCTACGATACAGAGAGGCCGGCAACACCCTCCCCGACTCGTCCTGCAGCCATCGCCAGTCGGGACGCGGCCCAGAAGCGCCTTCTACAACAGGTCGAGGAGACGATCGATAAGTTGGTGATCGCACGGGGTGTGGATGATGTTGGCGAGGGTGATCTATGGGCTGATGAACGGGACTCGAAGTGCACCGACGACTATGTCTACGATCTGGCAGTCGAGGTGCGCAAGCTGCGAGAGCGCGGCGACGCCTGGTGGCGCGTAGGGCATGAGCTGGGCTTGCCAGGTAGCGGTGCTAGTAACAAGCAGGGTCGCAAGGGCAGCGCTTTTGCGCGGCGCGTGTGGCGGGCCGCGTGGGGTAAGACCTATCTCGGTGAACGCGGCCAGCGGGAATCCAAGGTCACCCGTGAGGCGCGCGCGATGGAAAATCTTGGTAGGCCATACTTTTCGGAAGATGCCACCGAGGTAGAAATTATCAAACGGATCACCGGTCAGATGATCCACTGGGTAGCGAGGCTCGAGGGCAGGCACGGCATCATCACCAGCGCTCAGGAAGCCTATGTGCACGATAACCCCCGCTTGGTCAAGTACAAGCTCGGTCCGCTCGGCCCGTACGTCGAATTCTTCGAGCAAGTTGACGCCGCTCAGTTAATGGTAGACCCGCTCCTCAGCATTGCTAAGAGCGGCCCTATCCGGTCGGTGTACGTCAACCGCATCACGAGAGTAGGTGTGTGATGCAGATACGCGGTGAGATAACGCGGCAGCCCGCTGGTAAGTGCGCCACGTGCGGCAAGCCCTTCGCGCTGCACGACCGGGTAACCGTTTCTGGCTTCGATGTTCTTGGTGGCGTGGTCAGCCGCATTCAGCACACGTTGCCGTGTCGGAAGAAAGGCGAAGAGAAGTGAGGATCACCAACCGTTCCGTTCATCATCAATGCGAAGTTCAGATTGATCCTCTCAGGATGATCAGAGCTATTCTTTTGGAGGACCTCGGAAACGGCTCAGTGGTCACCTGCGATGTGTGCGGGCAGCACTGGGTCGTGTGGCGCCAAGAGATTCTAGGTAAGGGCCGAGTGGAGTTCGAGCGCATCACTAAGCGGCATAGAATGCTGCTGTGGTTCACGGCCAACACGAAGGCGTACGTCTGGATAATGCGTCGCTGGGGCAATCGCTTCGAAGGGTGAGCAATGGGTTGGGCAGAGGCGCGGCTCGGGCACAAAGGCGATTCACGCATTGTAGTGTTCACGCACGAGGCCAGGAACGATTTCGAATTCATGGTGGCAGCCAGCAAGCGCGTACATGGCGGCCGTTTCCACAAAAAGGACGGCGTGAAGTACTGGCATTACCCGCTCAGCGTTGACACCTGCGTCGCGCTGCGGAGGGAATTCGGGGAGCGTTTGCGTGTGCGCGAAGACCTTGCCACCTGGTATCGCACCGCAGCCCGAGAAGCAGCCACGCAAGCCGAGCTAGCCAGCGTGCACGATGCCGGACTGACGCGGGTACCCCGGGCGTTCGCTGACTGGCTACGTGGCTACCAGCGCAGCGGCGCGCAGTGGATCGCACGTGGTTACCGAGGCGCTGGCCTGGTGGGTGACAAGCCTGGCGTGGGCAAGACACCGGAGACGTTGGCTGCCATGCTCGAAGCGGACGTGCGTGGCCCAGTGTTGGTGGTGTGTCCCAAGTCCAGTGTGCGCAGCGTGTGGGGTATGGAAGCTAGAAGGCATCTGAGGGGCGTCCCGGTGTACCTGTGTCGGGGGACCCGAGAACGGCGAGAGCGCATGCTCGCTCTGTTCACCAAGCACGTACATGAAGACCCGCATCGCCTACGCATCGTTGTGGTGGTCAGCGAGATGCTACGCGTTGAACTGGGCGACCCGTGCTACACGATGAAGAGCGGTAACAAGATCGGTGGCATGTGCTCGCAGCGGCACCGCAGCCCCACCTTCGCGTGCAACATCCACCACAACACCCCGGAGGAGATGAAGTATTTCTGGGAGGTAGTCAAAGACGCCAAGAAGCGCAAGAAGGACCAGGTTCCGGTGGGCTTCGTATTCCCGGAGTTGTTCTACGTGCCGGGCGGCTGGGCCTGGACGGTGCTGGACGAGAGCCATAAGCTGTTGGGCAGCCTGACTATCTCTAAGGGAAACCTTATGGGCAAAGGGCTTCGGCTACTGCCGGAGCGGCCAGACCGCAGGCGCTACGCATTGAGCGGCACGCCCTTCGGCAAGGGCGGACGCGTTCAGGGCTTATTCGGAACCCTGCATTGGTTGTGGCCGGACGAGTATACCTCGTTTTGGAAATGGGCCATAGATGTCTTAGAAGTAGAGGAGAAGCAAATAAATTGGAGAGGAGATACCGCCAAGGAGATCAGGGGGCCTAAGGGGCTGCGCGCGGACGCTACTCCTGGGGAGGAGACCGAAGCCTGGGAGCGGTTGTTGGCCAGCTTGGGACCGCGCGTGTTACGGCGCACCAAAGAAGAGGTGATGAAAGAACTGCCGCCGAAGACGTACTCGGAGGTGGTGTGCGACCTCACGCCAGCGCAGAAGAAGCAGTATGAGGAACTAGCCACATACGCGGAGATAACTACCCCCGGCGGCATTGTCATGGCCAATGGCCACCTCGCCTTGGCCCTCCGCAGCCAGCAAATCTCGCTCGGCGCCATTACGAAAGGCAGCGCGGGTAAGGTGCAGTTCACGCAGGACAGCGGCAAGCTGGATCGGTTGTGGGAGAACCTAGACGCCCGGGGGATCATCGATGGGCTACCCGGCGAGAAGCTAGTTATTGCCAGTCGTTTCAACGAGTTCCTGGACGTCACCGAGGCCATGCTGCGGAAGGACGGGGTGAGGTTCTTGCGCATCGACGGGCAAGTAAGTGAGGACAAGCGAGCCGCTATCATGAACCGATGGCAGGAAGATCTCGGTCCGGAGCGGGTTTTGCTCATCAACACAAAGGCGGGCGGTGTGAGTATCAACCTGGACGCGGCTGACGAGATGCACATCATGGATGAGGACCCGGACCCTGGCGTTAACGAGCAGCTCGAAGATCGCATCCACCGCGCCAGTAGGGTGCACAAAGTCATCATCTTCTACTACCGCACAGAGGGCACTCTCGATTACGTGGCCGCGCACAACGTGGAGTTCCGGCGTAGGTTGCAGCACGCTATTCTGGATGGACGCCGAGGTGTTGCGGACCTGAAAGCACTCATGAGTGAATCCCTAGAAGAGGCGCTCTGATGATTGTCACGGTACGAAACTTGCAATACCCGGATGAAGAGATAAGAGGGGAGTGGGTGGGTGCTGAGGGTGTTGACGATGCGATCAGTGGAATTCTTGTCATTGATGACGCAGTACTCCATGTTCTCCATGAGGTCAGTCGGGCGCACTGGGAGATAGTTAAGACGGAGGGCGACTGAAATGGAAATTCTTTTCGGAATGGGTTTGCTGGCATTCTTCGAAGTGATGATTTGGTTGGCTTGGCGCACCTGGCAGAAAGCCGCGACTCCCCCGCCTACGGCACCCCGCAGCCTGGCCCAGAGGCGCAACCAGGAGGCCTTCGAACACGTCGAGGCAACAACACCAGTGGTGAGCTATCTGAAGCTACAGCGACGCGTACCGCGAGGGGCGAGAAGGCGTATTCTGGAAAGCCGAAACGACGATTTCGAAGAGTGAACGTCTTGCGATTCAAGTAGCGTTTACGCCAGAGTGAACCCGGTCTAGTTCAAACCGGCACAGGATCCCAACGCAAGGAGCACACCATGGTCACCGCAGCGAAGGCGCGACGCGGCACGAAGGCTGCGAAGCCCGAAGAGCCGGAGGACGAGGACGACGGCGTCGGCACACTCAAGGAGCCCAACGAGCTGCACGAGCTCATGGCGGAGTACTTCAACACCAACTACGACGCCAAGGTCACCGCGCGGCAGTGCGTCATCTTCACCAGCAAGCGCACCGAGTTCCGCAAGTCCGACGAGTACCAGGAGTACCGGGACGAGCTGGCTTCGGAGCGCGAGGAGGCTGCCGCTGCCAAGGCGGAGCGGGCCAAGGCACGTGCGGAGTCGGCCACCGAAGACGAGGATGCCCCGAAGCGTTCCCGGCGGCGCAAGGCTGCTCCGGCCACCGAGGAAGATGCCGAAGAGGCCGAGGAGACCGCCAAGCCCCGCGCGCGGCGTGGTCGGGCCAAGGCCGCCGAGTCGGAAGCCGAGGAGGCGGAGACGACCCCCGCGAAGGCTTCCCGGCGTCGGGCGGCAGTGGCAGCTCCGGAGGAGACCGAGGCCAAGGCTGCTCCGGCACGGTCCCGGCGTCGGCGCGGCGCGGTGGCCCCGGACGCGGAGGCCGAGGTTTTCTAAGCTGAGCCGCTTTCCCCCAGCGAGCGGTGAGGGTCATCGTCAACCTAACCCCGACCGGGTTGACGGTGGCCCCCTTCGTCTCGAAGGGCTTCAACGAAAGGCAGGCAGCCATGAGCAACCGAACGTACCCGTACGAGATCACCTGGGCGTACAAGGAACACGGTAACAAGCCCGACGCCCTCGCGGACGTCACGGAGGTCAGCGCCACGACGGTGCAGCGCGCCATCAGCAAGCTGGTCAAGCAGCTCAATGATGAGGGTCCGGCTGACTCCGAGGAACTCCGCGCCAGCGACATCATGGTCGTGGACGTGCGCAGCCATAAGCTGACCAACGCGATCATGGAGGTCAAGAAGCGGCTCGCCGATGACGACGAGAACGAGTGACGTGAAAGACGTTCGGCCGACGCCACCGCTGTTGCGCACCTCTGAGCGCGGCGACTATAAACGTTGCCAGTTCTTATGGTCCCAGCGGTGGCACCACGGTCTCAGCCCATTGCGGGAGCCTACCTGGGCGCTGGTTGGCCGCGCCTGGCATCGTGCGATGGAGGTCTACTATCCAGTCGGTCGCAAGCGGGGCAGCCTGCTAGACGCCAGCGATATGTTCCTGCAGGAACTCACGGACCAGGGCCGTAAGATTGGCGTAGATATAGAGGAGCTCGAAGAAGCAGAGCAACGCAAGGCGGAGGAAAAGGGCAAGGACGTCAAGCTTGTTCCGGCTCGCGAGCTTGGCCCGGAGATGCTCCGGGAGTACCACGCCTACTACAAGGGCGACCGGGAATGGGAGGTCATTCACACCGAGCAGACCTTCCAGATTGACGTGCCTGATCCGGACTTCCCAGATGAAACTATTGTGGTGTACGCAGGAACCTGGGACGCGCTCATGTTCCGCCGTACCGACAAGCGGCTGTGGCTGTGGGACCACAAGACGGCCAAGTCCATCCCAAGTCCGGGCTATCTGGACCTGAACGACCAAGCGGGCACGTACCCGTGGGTGGCCAAGGAAGTGTTGGTGCATAAGGGAATCCTTACGAAGAAGGATCGGATTCACGGCATTATTTTCAGCTACGCCAAGAAGAGTCCTGCCGACCCTCGCCCCACCAACGCAGCCGGGGAGGCGCTGAACAAACCGACGGCAGCGGAGCTCAAGAAGTTCGGACCGGACTATCCGGGCACTGTCAGCAAACGGCAGCCAGCTAAGCGATTCGAACGCTACGAGAGCCCACGTAGTGAAACGCAGAATGTCAAGCAAGCGCGGCGAGTGCAAGAAGAGGCGATCCAAATGGAGCTCGTCCGTAATGGCGAAGTTCCAATCACCAAGACTCCTACCCACGAATGCGAGCGGTGTCAGATATTTGACCTGTGCCAGCTTGAGGAACAAGGTGACGACTGGGAGTTCTATCGAGACGAGATGTTCAAGTACCGCGATCCTTACGCGGATCACAGGGCCGACATGAAGCGCAATGGAATCGAACTATAGGAGAGATCATGAAGAGCACCCCGGAAGACCTCGACGCCGGCATCGAACCGGACGACGCGGCTCGAGTTCACATCGAGGGGATCAAGGAGACCTGTCGGGAGAAGATCGCCTACCACACGGCCCAGTTCGAGAAGCTCTCGATGATGGCGAGTCAGCACAAGTACGCGGCGCAGCAGTACAGCATCCTCGCCACGGCGGGTGATCCAGTACCCGAAGGCAACCACACCGGTATCGGTGGCGGTGGCCGGATCTAATGCCGCCACGTAGGCGCAAGGCCGCCGGACCCAAGCCCGGGGCTAGGCCAACCGCTATCACCAAGCTCGGCGAGCGTGCCCCCTATTTCAACTGGCTTCTATACGGGGACACGGGCGTCGGTAAGACCACGCTGGCCGGTGGCTTGCCCAACAATCTGTTCATCACCTTCGAGGCGGAGGGCACTGAGTCCGCCATCGTAGCGGGCAGCCAGGCTGACGAGTTCGTGGTCCGAACCCGCGAGGATTATCTGGAGATCTACAACTACCTGGACGTCGGTACTGGTTGCGATGACTACGACTGGGTGACCGTGGACTCCATCAGCGAGATGGAGGAGTGCTTCTGGCGCAGTCAATTGCGCGCAATGAAGGAGAAGAAGCCCACAACGCGTCATCTGTACAAGCCTGCGCTCGACGACTATCCGTGGGTATGGAACATGACCAAGGCGGCCATTGACGACTTCAACCGGCTGCCCATCAACGTTCTCTACACTGCGCAGGTGATGCCGCTGGAGGTCTATGATGATGACCTCGAGGAGGAATATACGCAGATGATGCCGATGATCGGCAGCGCCAAGAATGGCATTCTTAGCCGCAAGGTATGCGGCATGGTCAGTCTGGTGGGCTACTACGACGTCGTACGCCAGCAAGAAGAAGGCGATGACGACGCGGACATCAAGGAGATTCATCGGCTCTACTTGAGCAAGCGGAAGGATTTCCTAGCTAAGAACCGTTACGGTTGGCCGGCAAAGGCTGACAATCCGGACCTCATGAATCTTGTCAGTGCGGCAGATAGAGCGCTGGCAGGGAAGGGTCGTAAGACCGGCACAACGAAGAAGGGTTAGACATGGCAACACGAACACGGCGTACGCGTACCAGCGCCAGCAAGAGCGAGCCTACCGAGGGTCGCCTCGACCGTGACTACAGCGATGAGGAGTATCGCGAACCTGGCGAGGGCTACCAGGACGAGCAGCCCACGAAGGGTCTGTACACCTGCAAGCTCGTGGAGATCAAGAACCACGAAACGGCGGAGGGCAGCGAGTCCATCCGCTGGGCCTTCGAGCTGATGGCTGGCAGTGAGAACAAGAACGGCGACGACGTCAGCGGGTGGCGGGACTACCAATACACCAACGACTCCACGACGCTGTGGCGTGAGCAGCAGATCGCGGTGGCGCTCGGACTGGCCAAGCCTGGTGGCGCTCTCAAGGGCACGTTCGCAGCACTGGTGAAGAAGGCCAAGCCGTGTACTGTCCGCGTCGGGGTCGAGCGGTACATTCCTGAGGACGGAGACGGTGAAGGTGAGTGGCGTGGCCGCATGCAGGCGTTCATGCCGCTGAAGGACGGCGCCACGAAGACCCGCCGTGCCAAGGACGACGACGAGGATCTCGATGACCTCGAAGATGACGCCGACGAGACGGACGAAGACGATGAGGAGGAGACCAAGCCTGCTCGGCGTACCACCTCTCGTTCGCGGCGTAAGGCAGCCGAACCGGAGCCAGAAGACGAGGACGAGGAGGGGGACGGGGACGGCGACGAGGACGAGGACGAGCCTTACGACCCAGACGAGCTGGCCGCCGAGCTCGAGGACATGACATTGGTCGCACTGAAGAAGCGAGCACGCGACGAGTTTGGGATCAAGATCACACGCGGCATGAAGGCCGAGGACATCGTCGAGGCCATCCTCGAAACCCTCGAAGACGAGGATGAGCCGGAGGAGGAGCCCGAGCCGCCGAAGCGTACGCGGCGCGCGGTCGGTACCAAGCGCAAGACGCGCGGCGGCAGCGACGACGTGCCGTTTTGATCCACAGCTAACTGAATAGGCGTCGGCCCCTGCTTCGGCGGGGGCTTTCGCTTGCCGATTTCAGCCCGATAGACGCGCCGTGGTAGCCCGAACCCCTGGTTTGTGCGCCCTCGGGTGGCCTAGGGTCGGTCGTGGCTGCGGAGGCGAGGGCGGGAGGTCACTTGCCGCAGTGCGGGCACACCGGATTCTTACGGGGTCGACCAGGCTTGCGGTTGACGCTCTTCTTGTTAACCCCGATGTCTGCGTGCGGGATGCCCAACTCCTCTAGGCGCTCTAAGAGGATCTCAGACATCGTTAGGGCGTCTTTCTTGGAGTGCAAGAGCTTTCTCATGTAAGAGATAGACACCCCTAGATCTAGCGCCATCTCCTCAGTGGTCATACCCATTATTTTGCGTTGGTTGTTCAGTTGAATCTTATCGAATGCATATCCCATAGCCGCATACTACACTTGTTTACCGTCAATAGGTGGTCGAGTCTCCTGGCCCCCAGGGATCTATTAGGCAGATCTATTTTACGAAATAAACCACACGTACGTACGCGCATAATGCGCGCCTGCACACGCGCGCGCCCGCACGCGCTCTTACACGCGCGCGTCCGCATTCGCGTGCGTGTAGGAAACAGAGGCTGATAGAATCTGGCTGGCGGCGAGCCCCCCCCCTAGAGAGGAGACCCCCTCATTGATGCAAAATAGGTATAGAGTGGCGCTCAACTGACGGGAGTGGATATGACAGCCAAAGAGACGGGCCGAATGATGAAAGAACATTTTACGGAGCATCACAGCTATTACTCTCTCAAAGCTTCTGTCTTCGAGATGCTGAGAAGGCATGAAGCTCTTCACGAGAGCACGGAGTGTGATCACGATCACAAAAGAATGCACGCTACGAATCTAGAGGGGCTAGCCACTCAGTTCTGCAGAGAAGGACGGAGAGGCCGAAACACCGAACCGAAGAAACAGAGTCCTCTCTGACCGTTGATTTGCGTACGGCTGGGCGGTGTGGCAGTGTGTGCAAACCGGCAAACGCTAATACCCAAAACTTCAGAAAAAGAGAGTTAGTGATTCTCCCTAGTAGAGACTCTCTCAACTCAATCTCATCTAGTACCCATTGAGGAACTAGTAATGGCCACTCCTATGCCCAAAGAGAATAGGGAACGCTCTCGTTATAACATGGGCGAGAAGAACCCGAAGAATAAACTGACTGAAGAACAGGTGAGAAGCGTAAGGGAAAGGGTGGCAGCAGGAGAAATCAGAGCTGCCTTGGCCAGGGAGTTCGGCGTCACACAGACGACCATAGGAAATATTATTCGAAATAAAAGATGGAGTTGGTTGAAGTGATCCATCTTTCCTATTATCGAGGAGTTGAAAGTGGCTACCCCTTTGTCTGAAGTGAAAAAGGATTCTCGAAGGTGCGTGGTGTGGGTGCCCGTGCGACTGGGATTCCTTTTCGACATGCTCAGTCGCTATACCGGCAAGACGAAGAACGAGCTATATCAGGAGATCTGGAACGCTGGCGTTGAGGCTCATCTCGGACTTCGCCAGAGTGACGCCCTGGACCTATCCCCGCAGCCTCTGCCGCGCGGCGCAGACGCCCCCAAGGACATTCAGGATCTCGTGAACGCCCTGGTCGGGGATGCCTAGGCCAAAAGAGCCTCCGGAGTATTTCGAGGCTCGTCGCCTTCTCTCCCAGCACATGCATCGTCACCATGAGGGCTCTACTGGGCAAGGAACGTTGTCGCAGAGGTTTGAACAGCACGATGAGCTTCATCTCCTCTGTCATCGGATTGGTATTCCTGTCAGCCACAGTCACACGCCTTATCCCGAAGGGGAACCAGACGTTGACGCGGCGCAGAGACTTCTGAGAGAAGGTGAGCATGGGCAATCCAACGCCTCAGAAAGTTCGTGATCAGCTAACGCCGTGGTTGATTGGCCACGCCAACGACGACGGCGAGCAGCGCGGCTACTGTCCGATATGTGAGGACCCTGGCCAATCGAAGAGCCCGTCGGCTAGCTACCATTTCAAAGAGGGCGTATTCACGTGCTTTAGCCAATGCGGCGGCATGAGTGTCAAGAATCTCGTCAATATGATGAAGCAGTCTGGGGAGATCTCTCGAGGAGAGAAGGTCGGGAAGGTTCGGCACATCGAGGATGCCCCCTCTAACGTAGCTTCGGGCAAGCTACCCAGCGAAGATCGCATTGAAGAATTTGTAGAGAACCTGATGGCTAGCCGCCAACATCTGCGCACGATGCGGGAGAAGCGCGGCTTGACCAAAGAGACTCTCGAGAAGTTTCAGATAGGCTGGGACGGGGAGCGGTTCACCATTCCTGTTCGGGGCCGCGACGGAGCTCTGCTCAACGTTCGTCGCTACAATCCCAATGCCCGCCAAGGCAAAGACAAGATGAAGTCTTGGGCGGTAGGCACTGGCGCTCGGCAGCTGTTCGGAATAGAGATCCTTGATACCAGCGACTCGGTCATCATCACCGAGGGCGAGATGGACATGATTATCGGCCGGCAACATGGCCTCCCCACCCTCTCCCACACAGCCGGGGCGAGCGCATGGGACAGTCGTTGGAATGAAGAGTTTGAGGACAAGATCGTCTACATCTGCTATGACTGCGATGACGCGGGGAGGCGTGGGGCTCGGCGCATTACCCACGCCATCGAGCTGTTCGCCAAGCAAGTGCACGTTATTGACCTACCGCTCAAGGGGAGCGGAGATGATCTCACGAACTACTTCGTAGACCAGGGCTACACCGCTAGCGACTTCTATTCGCTCATGCACTCCGCTGCTGAACAAGTAAACCGAACTTCTCATCTGTCATCTCTTCGAATTGGCGAGGCGAAGAAGGTCAGCCTAGAAAACACCATGGACCCGACTCATCACGAAAAGGCTATTTCCTTTAGCGGGACCATCGCTGGGAAGGTATTTCCTAACTTTGTGGCGCCTCGCAGGGTGGAGTTTGACTGCAACGAGGGTGGTGGTACGCGGTGTGCGCGTTGCCCTATTAGCGGTCGCAATCACAAAGAGATTCACATTCCTGAGCACGAACCGGTCATCCTGGAGATAATCAACAAGAGCACCGAAGCCCGAAACAGGACGCTGCTGAAACATGTTGGCATTCCGCATACCTGTCCGGACGTGGAGATCGCAGAGCCGGACGTTTACAGTGTTGAAGAGCTGATTGTCGTGCCGGCTGCGGATGAGCAGTTCGGGGATGCTACGTCAATTGACCGGAAGGTTTTCAACGTCGGGCCGCATACGACGCCCGTCAATACCAAGGTCCAGTTCGTGGGAATGAACGTCACCTCCAGCGTAGACGGACGTGGCAATCTGCAAACGTGGCAGAGCAAGAACAGCGGCGCGGACATTGACAAGTTCGAGATGACGGACAAGATCTTTGAGGATCTGACGGCTTTTCAACCGGACGACGATCAGAGCTGCATTGAGAAGATGAAGGAGATCGTAGAAGATCTCGAAGCCAATGTCACTAAGATCTATCATCGCCCCGCGCTGCACATGGCGTACGACTTGGTGTGGCACAGCGTGTTGGACTTCAACTTCAAGGGCCAAGACGTCGGCAAGGGCTGGCTCGAGCTGTTGGTCATCGGGGACACGCGGACGGGCAAGAGTGAGGCTGCCAAGCGGTTGTGCCATCACTATCGGGCCGGGGTGATGACGACATGTGAGGGCGCTACGTTTGCTGGGCTTGTCGGAGGAGTCCAGCAGATGAGCAATACCTGGGTGGTGAGCTGGGGAACGGTTCCGCTCAACGACCGGCGGCTAGTTGTACTCGATGAGTTTGGTGGAATCTCGGACAAGGGTATCCTCGAGCAGATGAGCTCGGTTCGCTCCTCCGGGATAGCACAGATCAATAAGATTCGATCAGCAGAGACCAAGGCACGGACTCGATTGATTTGGATCGCTAATCCGGTAGAGGGCGTCACCGTGAACAGCTATACGAACGGCGCCATGGAGGCCATCAAGGGGCTCGCGAAAAACCCCGAAGACGTTGCTCGGTTTGACTTCGCGTTGGTCGTGGCCAGCGAAGATGTTAGTACGGCGGAGATAAATGCCCGTCGGCCACCGCGCGTCAAGCATCGGTTCACGTCGAAGTTGTGCGGTCAGCTCATCAACTGGGTGTGGTCTCGTACCAAGGATCAGATCTTGTGGGAATCAGGAGTTGAGAACTATGTCCTGGAGCGCGCTCAGGTCTTGGGCAAGAAATACGTACCGGACCCTCCCCTTGTACAAGCGGAGAATGTTCGTATTAAGTTGGCGCGGCTGGCAGTTGCGATTGCAGGTCGACTGTTCTCCGCCGATGATACTGGGGAATGTATTCTGGTCGATTTCGAACACGTCGACGCGGCGGAAAAGCTCCTGAACGCTTTCTACGGCATGGAATCTTTCGGGTACCTAGAGCACAGCGAGAACGTTATTCACGAACGTCAGATGGCGGAGAAGAATTCTAAGGCGGTCAACAACTATCTGGCTGCTAACGAGGATGTTCTGGAGACACTCAAGCAGTGCATCAGTGGGCCGTTCAAGATGCGTGACTTCGTGGAATTCGGTGGCATGAGTCCGATCGAGGCGCAGGAGGTCATTCGGGTTTTGCAAGGCTGGCGCGTCATTCGTCGGCTCAGCAAGGGCTACATCCGCTCGGAACCAATCCTGAACGAAGTGGTGAAGCGACTAGACAGGCAGCGGACATGATGAACGTATGGTGCCCGTTTCCCAACGTCACTCAGAACGTGCAAACGCTAAATGATTCGCACCTGGCAGACGTTGTGTGGCAAGGTCTTGACGCGTTGCGTGCCATACCGCGTGGCAAGGTCGACGGGCGTCAAGTGCGCATGTGGGCCGATGCACCGGCCGCTCTGCTGCACTACGTACTACGTGCCGAAGCTGAGCTGCGGAGACGCGGTGTCGGGGAGGAACCACGCGTTCGCCGAGCGTTCACTTGGTACGGACGCATCGGCTACTCACTCGCGCCAGTGCCGCCGTGGTGGTACGGCAACCCGATGTTCCACTCCACTCAGCGCAGCCGATTGATCAGTATTGACCCGGTACATTACGCACGGCGCATGCCATTGACGACGCCGTTGGATCTGGCGTTTATCTGGCCTCTAGAAACTCCTCATGAATGGGCGTACAAGTGAAATGCGACATTGAGATCTCCTACTCTGGAGACACTGTCAAACTGACCAAAGAAGATGAGGGGAACCGTATGGCTCGATACCCGAACGGCCGCTCGCAGAGCGCTACGGCCCAGGCCATCGCGTTGCTCGACCAGACATTCCAGCACATGCGCTCGTGTTTGGTTTCCGCGTTGGAGCAAGAAGAGGTTCCGCGCATTCCCGTTATCGCCATCATTCCCCCGGACAAGATCGCTCAAGTTCAGAAGGAGATCAACAAATGACGAAGCCTCTAGTTGTTGTGTTGGGATGCGGTCCGGCTGGCTTGATCGCGGCGCACGCGGCGCAGCGGGAGTTTCAGGCGCGTGTGGTCATTCTCAGCGTGAAGCGGCCGTCGCAGTTGTTCGGCTGCCAGTACTTGCACGCGCCCGTTCCGGGATTGGGAATGGAGAGCAACGGAGAGCTCGTTACGTATGTTCAGCACGGAACGCACGACAACTATCGCAAGAAGGTTTACGGTAGTTTGACCCCGCCAGTTTCTCCGCAGCTGTACGCGGGCAACCACGAGGCATGGGACATTCGTCAGGCGTACCAACAGCTTTGGGAGATGTTCGAACCGACGATCAACAACGTGAAGATCAAGCCCGAGGACATCGTGCCGATGATGCAGCACTACAGCGAAGCGGACGCGTTCATCAGTAGCATTCCAGCCAACGTGTTGTGCCAGGTGGGTTCTCGACACACTTTCGAATCGGTGCCATGCTGGGCTATTGGTGATTCGCCGGACCAGACCATTGATGCTGCGTTCGGAACCCGTCCGTTCACTGTGGTCTGCGACGGAACGAACGAGGTCGGTTGGTACCGCACTTCGAACGTGTTCGGACATGCCACCGTCGAATGGCCCGGCCACAAGCGCAAGCCGCCGATCGCCGGCGTGGTGCCGTTCGAGAAGCCCCTCGGCACCGACTGCAACTGCATGAGTTCCATTCTCCGAGTCGGCCGATACGGTCAGTGGCGCAAGGGTATCTTGAGTCACGAAGCGTACGACGACACGGCAGCTCACTTGGGGAAGGTGTTGGCATGAACGCGAAAGAGCACATCAAGAAGGCAAGCCTTCTGATGGCGAACATACCTGACGACTATCGAGCGATCCATGTCAATACTAGGGAGGCCATCGACACCGCCGTGAACGCGGCTCGTACGCACGCGATGATCGCCATGGTCAAGTTGGAGAACCCGGAGGTTGACGAGTGAAGCTGAGCGATGTGAAACTCCTGGAGTGGACGTGGCGTGGCAAGACCTCGAAGGGATTGTCTCGCCTTTTCGGAAATCGGAAGTTCGGATTCCTGCATGCCGAGAAGGGAGGCGCTGCGATGTTGCTCGGCGAGTCCAGTTGGCGGACCATCTGTGGTATGTACGGGAATGTGTTCGGCGGCTTCTTCACTGTCCAGTGGCGGAGGTTCATCTCGTGACTGACATCGAGGATTGTGTACATGGGCTCAATCCCGCGTGGTGTGCGGAATGTAACGGAAAGGCGGCGCAGCAGAAGGCTGACGAAGAAGCGGAACGCATGCGCGTTCTTGCGCTGGGTGGTTGGTTCCCCTCGAAGTACGCAGGAGTGTGCTTCGAATGTAAGGGGTTCTTCGAAGCCGGTACGCCAATTACGGGTTGTGAGCTGAACGGAGAGCCGCCCCGATACAAGGCTGCCTGTTGCGCGCCAGCGGGAGACCCCGCGTGAAAGAAAAGCTGGCACCACGACGCGCGATGAACGGAGCTCCGGGGCAGGTGTTACGACCGGTGGTCGCTGTGGACGTAGACGGTACGCTCGGTGAGTATCACGAACACTTCGCGGAGTACGCCGAGATGTTCTTGCAGAAGCCCGTGCTTCGTAATTGGGAAGGGTCCATCCCGTACTGGCGATGCTTCAGCGTGAGCAAGACACGGTACCGCGAAATGAAGCTTGGTTACCGCCAAGGGCGCATGAAGCGGAGTATGCCGGTACGACCCGGCGCGGCAGCGCTCTCGGCCGCCGTGCGGGCAGCTGGCGCTGAGCTGTGGGTATGTACGACGCGACCGTGGCAGCGGCTAGACAACATCGACCCAGACACTCAGTTCTGGTTGCAGCGCAGTCACGTTCGGTACGACGGCGTCCTTTATGGTGAATCTAAGTACCGGGACCTGAGGCAGCTGGTAGGCATTAACCGGGTAGTGGCAGTACTTGACGATGAGCCGGAACAGGTGCGTAAGGCAGAGCAGCTCGGTCTAACGGCGCGCATCATGGATCGGCCGTACAATCAAGGAGGCGACTTCTATCGCTCTTTTGACCTAGAACAAGCAGCAGCGGAGATGGTCGCATTGATCAAGCAATGGCGAAAGGAAAACGGAGTCTGATGGGCATCAAGGTCACACTGAGCTATCCCATGGGCGGAGACATGTATCTCGCCTATTCGGGAGCTGATGACTGGCGCATGGGTGACGACCGAACTCTTCTGATCACCAAGGAGGTACTGGTCCCAGATCGCTACTACACCAACACGGAGCCGGTGGCCCAGTTCAACGCCGACGCCTGGAGTCTGGTCGAGGAATACGAGACAGAGCCCGTCGTCGGCGAGGACACGAACAACGAACTGGAGCCCCCGCTATGAGCGAGACAATTCGAGACATGAGTCGAATCTTTGATGAAGCTATTCGGCTCGCCAGCGAGAAGAACGCGAAGTACGGCGACGCCTGGCAGGACCAGGGTTGGCGCGGCAATCTCAGTCGGATTCTGGAGAAGGACAAGCGCCTCCGGACAATGCTATGGCGAGCTGGCGAGCCGTTCCTGAACGGTGAGAAAGAGCACCCCCGCGAGACGGCCATGGACATGATGAACACTCTGGCATTCCTAATTCTGAACATGGACGCGGACCGGGAGTGGGGCCACGAGGACGTCGGCCACATCGAGCAGCAGAGTGTCTACGCGGGCGGTCTAATCGACCCCGTTCGAGTGGACAACTGGCAGCCGCAGCCGTATGACCAGCTACCCGAAGATGCCGCTGAGCAGACCGGCGTGATGCAGGCTGTGGGTGATTTGGGTACGCCTGGCGAAGAGGCGCCCGACAAGCCGACGCCTCGGCCGCGAGGCCGCAAGGTCCGCGACAACCCGCAAGCCTGACTGGTCAGGCGGGGCCACGCTGGCGTCGCAGCCCCGCCTTCCCCTACGGAGGTTCACTTGAGACAGTTCGTCAATCTTCATTGGCACGGAACGAATTCGTATGGGGATGGTCTCCGACCGGTCGAGGAGCACGTCAAAGCAGCGGCAGCGCTTGGCTACCCCGGAATGGCTCTCACGGACCATGGCAACGTGACGGGTCATATCAAGCTTGAGAAGCACTGCCTGGCTGCCGGTATCAAGCCTCTCTTCGGATGCGAGATCTATACCGAGACCGGAGACGAGAGAGGTCAACTTAAAAACCATCTCACTGTGTTGGCTGAAACACCCGAAGGTTTTCAGAATCTGAATAGGTTGGTATCTCAGAGCTGGGTCGACTTTCGTTACAAGCCAACTGTTACTAGCGAGATGCTCGTGAAGTACAACGAGGGTCTGATCGTGATGAGCGGCTGTCTTGGTGGTCTGCTCTCTACCGCGATGTTCGGCGGCAAGGGAACCCCGGAGAAGGAACGCCCCGACCGCAAGGCTGCGGAGAAGGTGGCGGGGTGGTTCGCTGACCTGTTCGGTGATCGGTACTACCTCGAGGTCATGCCACACCCACAGCTCCGCAAGCAACGCGCTTTCAACGAGGAACTGGCGCGGCTCGGTGCTCGACTAGAAATCCCGCTGGTGGCTACGCTGGACTGCCATTACCCGGACCCGAGCTTCAAAGACATGTATCCGGTCATTCACGCCATCGATCGCGGTGGCCGCAACAATACGGTTGAAGCCCAGTCTCAGAGCTGGGAATATGACCTCGACCTGTCGCCGCGCAAGCCGGACGTGATCTACGGCGAGCTCCTGCGTACCGGGCTCAGCTACGGAGAGGCGACGGAAGCGATGGGTAGCACCATCGAAATCATGGACCGGTGCAACGTCACCATTCCGAAATTCCAAGAGCTCAAGTTCCCCGGCGACAAGCCGAGCGATGAACTGATCTGGGAGTGGTGTCGGCGAGGATGGAAATATCGCGGCCTGAGCTCGTTGAGCGCCAAGGAGCAGCGCCGCTACGTTGAGCGACTCAAGTACGAGCTCGGGCTCATCATTCCCAAAGGCTTCGCCGATTACTTCCTGACGATCAGCGAAGTGGTCCGTTGGGCTAAGAACTCCGATATCGCAGTCGGCCCTGCTCGAGGCTCTGCCGCAGCCTCCCTGGCGTGCTATCTATTGCGCATTACCGAAGTCAATCCGATGCTGTTCCCCACCCTATTGTTCGAGCGGTTCGTCGACGAGAACAGGCATGACCTCCCGGACATCGACCTCGATTTTGACGATGAGAGGCGTTGGGAGGTTCGGCAGCATCTCGTTGACATGTATGGCGAAGAGCATGTGGGCAACATCGCGACGGTCACGAACTATAAGGGCAAGAACAGCCTTGACGACATCGCTCGGGTATACCGCATTCCACAGGTTGACGTCGACACCGTCAAAGAGATGATCATCGAGCGGTCGTCAGGCGACCTGCGCGGGAACACCACCATTGAAGACTCTGAAGCTATGTTCCCGAAGATTGCGGCCATATTCAAGAAGCACCCAAAGCTGCGATTGGCGCAGCGGCTCGAGGGCGGTCTCAAGGGGTTCAGCGTGCACGCGGCCGGACTGGTAGTGGCCGACGAGCCGCTCACCAATGGCGTGGCGGTCTACAGTCGCGAGGACGCCAAGACCAAGACCATGCGCAATGTGTTGAGCATCGATAAATACGACGCGGAATACATCAATGCGCTCAAGATTGACGCATTGGGTCTGCTAACAATGAACGTCATTGCGCGGTGCCTGGCCATGGTGGGTATGACGCTAGAAGAGCTGTACGAGGTACCGCTTGATGAAGAAGAAGTCTTCGAAGCATTCAAGCGCAACGAGGTCGTAGGCATCTTTCAATTCGATGGTCGCGCTATGCGGAGCGTCAATCGCGAGGTCAAGCCAGACAACTTCATGGAGATTGGCGATATCAACGCACTGAGTAGGCCCGGACCGTTACATAGCGGGGCGGCAGCCGAGTACATTCAGATAAAACATGGCCGTAAGCCAGCCGAGCACCTGCATCCCGTCGTTGACGAGATTACGCAGTGGACCAACTATCAGATCGTGTATCAGGAGCAGATTCTCCAGGTGGTCCGCAAGCTCGCCAACTTCTCGTGGGAGCAGGCCGCGCAGATCCGTAAGCTGATCTCTAAGAAGCAAGGTGAGCAGGCGTTCAACCGCATGCAGCAATTGTTCATGGACGGCTGCAAGCAGAATGGTGTCAAGGACGTCAGCGCTGGCAAGATATGGAAGCAACTGGTGACTGCCGGAGCGTACGCGTTCAACTCGGCTCACTCGATCTCGTACGCAATGATCGCCTATTGGTGCGTGGCCGGTAAAACGAAGGTTTATGACTGGGATAATAAGAAATACATCACTGTGGCCAAGGCATATCGAGAAGGTGTCGGTCGTATTGCCTGTTACGATCCCGAGACCGGTAAGACTATTCCTGGTAAGGTCCAGCAGGTTGTTAGAACCACGGGGGCAAAGAACGCAAATCTTAAGTTCGGATGGGAGATGGTGACTAGCAGTGGCAAGCATCTTACTTGTAGCGAAAGACATCTGATCCTGACGCCGAATGGTTACAAGCGCTTAGAGGAAATTGAAGTTGGCGATCTCGTGGCGGCAGAAAAGCGATATTCGGCCATGTCTGACCGCCAGGACGTGCGCGAGAAAGTTGGTGCAGGCAACAAGAAGGCGTGGGCTAGGGCTACTGAAAGCTCGCGGCAGAGACAACTTCGAGGACTAGATAAATCTCGCGGAACTGGTGTAGCTACGTGGAGGTCTACCTGGGAGTCTCTCAACGCAGAAGAGAAAGCTGCCAAAACACTGCCCTTTATAGAAGGGGCTGCGAAGGCTGCTGGTCGCTTGGGAGTTGGATTATGCGGCCAGGCAACACATAGTGCTTATGAGAAGGCATTATGCGCGTGGCTCGTAGAGGGTGAAATAGAACACGAACATCAAGTACCGCTGGCGAGCGGTGGCGTTGCCGACTTCCTTGTGAAGGGGGTTTATGTTGAGATGGGATCCCCGACCTGGAAACGTAGGGTCGAATACTATTTCGACAAGTACGAAGAAGACGATGCCGTTCAGGTTGTCTACCCAGACGACTTCGAAGATAAGCTCCATTGGGTATTTGAGGAGGATCCTCTTCGTCGAGGAGAGAACATTGTCTGGGATACCGTGAAATCTATTGAGCCCGTTCGTGACATGGTGATGTATGACATTGCCATGGAAGGCGAGCCGCACAACTTCTTGGCCAACGGTATCGTTGTTCATAATACCATGTGGTTGAAGGTGCATTACCCGCTGGAGTTCTACTGCGCAGCTCTTCAGAAGTATGACCCCAAAACAAAGGGTTTCGACATCCTCAAGGAGGCGGTCAAGAAGGGCATCAAAATCCTCCCGCCTGATCCCGACCGCAGCCAGGCCACATGGTCGGTCAGCGGCAAGGCATTGCTCGCTGGATTCGAACAGATTCCGGGTATTGGCGCCAAGACAGCCATTCCGATGGTCGAGTGGCGAGACAATGGTGATCGGCTCGCGCTAGCTAAGTCCGGCGCTGCACTGCCAGTAGGATTTACTCGGTGGGAGGACTTCACTGCGGTGAGCGGCATCGGGCCGGTGACCATGGAGAAGGTTGCGACCTTCGTTGGTCAGGACGACCCGTTCGGGATTGATCTGTTGGCTAACCGACTGGGTAAGGCCCGAGGCTGGTTGAACCGTCACGCTGATTCCAACTTCATGCGAAGGCCTACCAGTCGGGCCGAAGACGTACCGTACGAGCCGAAGCTAGGGCAGCATGTGCTGTTGGTGGCCGTGCGGGACCGCAACCTCAAGGACTTGTACGAGCTGCACCGCAGTCGTACTGGCGAGGAGCTTGACCCCTCGACCGTGAAGGAGCCGCAGTTCGTCAACTGGGCAGTGATCCTCGGAGAAGATGAGACCGGCCCGATCACCATCACGGTTCATCGCTACCGAGGGTTGTATGAGAAGTACAAAGATGTCCTGTGGGAGTTGAATCCGAAAAAGCATCTCCTGTTGGTGCGCGGCATGAAAAGGCGCGAGTATAGGCGAGCTCTGTACGCAGAAGAACTCTGGGTGATCGACCCCGACAAGTTGAAGGGCTAGCAGCAATGGGTTTCATGGAACAGTTGTTGGGCCAGACGGCGCATGAGCCGACGGCCGAAGAGATCTTTCGGGCCAGCCGAGATGGGCTCATTGACCATCTTCGTACTGGCGCTACCGAGTGCAACGAGACGTTGCGCGGTATGTTCGGTGCCAGTTACCGCATCGACGAGATGGCTGTGATGCTGGGCAACCATCACGACGCCATGATCCTCATCACCACCCTGATCGAGCTCGAGGGGTTCGAGCTTTTCAACGCGGCCAAGGACATCGTCGCCACCACTCCCATCCCGAGCAGGTACGCGGTGCAGTACTGGTTCGTTCGCACGCCGTGGGACTTTCGAATCGAGGTGATGACCCTCGGGGAAGGGTTCAGCCCGATCCACAGCGCGCTGGAGCAGCAACTCCGCATGCAGAATCACGGTGTCGGTGCTGTGCATGCCAGCTTCAAGGTTCCTGACGAGGAGCAGTACGCGATGGCGGTTCATCATCTCCAGAAGAATGGGTACGCGTTGCAGCAGCACTGCAAATCAGACTACGGCCGATTCAGCTACTTCGGCCCCGTCGTGGACTACGAAGCCGAAGAAGACGAGACGATCAACCCGTGGACCATCAAGCCGCGTATGAACCTTCGGGACGGCGGGTCATGAGCGGCGCTTCGATGCTCATCGTCGGGGCTGCGGAGGGGAGTCTCGGGGAGGCGATCGCTCATGAGGCCTACACCAACTACGACTTCGCGGCCATCAACACGGCAGGCATCAACGACGAGGAGATTAAGCTCGACGTCACGCATCCGTCGCAGGTTGTCGAGGTGTTGGCCAACGCAAGACCGGACATCGTGGTGTGTACTGTCGGAGTCAATGAGCCAGTTCAGGTTCGGGACGCTTACCTGCCACTGCGCCTCACCGACGCGTTCCGGGTGAACGTGGTTGGCCCGATGGAGGTGTTGCGGCACTTCCTCGCCAGCCCTGTGCGCGAGGACCGCGTCGGCTACACCAAGAGGTTCGTGGCCATCAGCAGTAACAGCGCCCGTATCGCCCGTACCGGCAGTATGGCGTACTGCGCCAGCAAGGCAGCGCTGAGCATGGCGCTTCGTGTGGCGGCTCGAGAGCTGGCCGGCAAGCCAGTGCAGGTGTGGGGGTACGAACCTGGCCTGTTGGCGCATACACCGATGACACAAAACACGGCTAAGGACTACGAGGGGCCGCTGCACCGCATGAAGGGCATCGATCCTTCTGGCATCTTGCCTCATCATCTCGCACAACGCATCGTCAGCGACGTGGCAAACTTCTCTCCTGCTCACAACGGCGTCATGTTCCCCTTCGACGCCGGAGAGGAGTAGCTTCCAGTTCATCTCTCTGAGTTGCAAGTCCTCGGCGGGGCGGTAGCGTGCCGGTTGGCAGTTATCGCCCTACGGGGCTTCTGAAAGGCAGCGATCATGAAGACGACGAAGTATCGACCGCACAAGGCACCCCGCAAGCGCTACACCGAAGATGTCCGGGAATTCCTCGCGAAGCGCCCGAACCAGCACGTGCACGTCGGCTCTCTGGTGGCCACTTTCGGCATCCACGAGAAGCAGGTACAGAACGCCATCAGCCGCATCAAGCAGCAATTCGAGAACGAGGACACCAACGAAGCCCTCAAGACCGTCACGCGTGGCCAGACCTGGATGTACGTGCCGTACCCGGACACGAGCGGGGAACCACAGGAACACCGCGTGACGGTGCAGCTGACCCAAGAGACGCTCGACGATTTCCAACCAGGGCCGGAGACCGAGCCGCTGGCGCAGTTCAAAGTGATCGGTTCGTTGTACGAACGGAACACCAATTCCTTCAAGGGCACGGTCGTGCAGGCGGAAAGTCAGGGATTCTCGGGTATCTACTTGCTGACGATCCTCTGATGGCGGCCGAGGTGAAGTACGCGGGCGGCCCGCAAATCCAGCGTGACTCGGGGCCGATGCGCGGCGAGGCGGTCATGTGGGTGCGGGTCGGCAATTCCGGTCAGCTAAGGGCCATCCGCCTCACCACCGACCAGCTCGTGCACTTGGCGTACAAGTGCCTCGAGATTCTGAACGAGAGGCGCGGCAAATGAGCGCGGCCGAGGATGCAACTGTAGAAGTCATTCTCATGCTCAAATCAGCCGACCCGCGCAAGCTGCATCAGATCGCCATGCAATGGCCCTCGTTCGCGGTGGCGCTGCACGACCTTGTCGAGGCCTATGGCTTGCGTCCGCCCGGGACTCTGCGCCACGCAGCTCAAATCGCTAAGGAGATGGGTTAACCGATGAAAGACGAAGAAGATAGGCGGGTCAGCTTCGCTGATCTAGCGAATATGATGAACGCTTCTATACAACCCGAGCGCCGGGAAGTCACTGTCTGGAAGTATGCGCTGCACCCTTACGAGCAGGTGCAGCAGCTCACAATGCCGCGTGGCGCGTTCCTTCTGAGCGTGGGCTGGCAACCGTATGTTACGGCGCCGTTCGATGACGGAGCCCACCCTGCCCCGGACCCGAGCTCGCAGTACCACGAGATGTACCGCAAGCTCGGTAAGGTCATGTACCTCTGGGCCATGGTCGACCCGAAGGAGCTGATAGTGCGGCGACCGGTAGTGGTGCTGGAGACCGGAAAGTTCATTCGGAACGAAGAGCTGACCATGCTCGTCGGCGCGGTTCGACTGAGCGGTCCAGGCGGGAATTACGTCGCGCACGTGTTTGACAGTGGTCGAGAGGAAGTGCTGTGACCAATCCGACGCCCGTCACCGAACACGTGACGAAGTGCGTGAAACTGCTCAACAAGCATTTACAGAACCGCTCGCGCCACATGAGCATGGAGGAAGTGCCCGAAGACGTTTCGGCTTTCGAATCGGTGTTCGAGCTCATCTCGGTGCCTTGGGACGCCATTCATGAAGATGACCAAGAATGGCGCGAGGGCTACGAAACCTGCCTTCTCGACGTAGTTGACCACATCGCGCAGGCGTGGGGGATCACCCTCCCGCCATTCCGCGTCGCAGCTAAGGGGGAGTGATGGGGCCAGTTCTCGTGATCATAGGTGTCATCACTATTATCGCGACGCTGGGTATTCAGGCGCAGTCGGCGCTGTTCATCGCTGCGCTGGCCGTTGTGGGAGGGCTCTGGTACATCAGCTTGCAGATATGGCCAGAGAAGAAGTGCTCGCGTTGCAATGGGCAAGGCTCGCACGGGCCATTCAGCTTACGTCGATCGTGTCGTAACTGCGAAGGTAGCGGTCGTGTACCTCGGATAGGAGCATCATGAAGATCTACATCAGCGGAGCTATTCACAACCAGCCGACGGGCTCCGGTGGCGGCAGGGGAGAAGACGGTTTCCGAAACGTCGCTAGTCTGGTCAGCCAGCTCGGGCACATCCCGGTGGTACCGCACGACATTCCGCCGAACCACTCCTCGCACATGGCTCCCGGCCAGGACGGGGCGGAGCTGAGTTGCCCTCCCGCCTACAGCCCGTCCGCAGCCTGCTACATGCGCGGGGATCTGATCGAGATGCTGGCCAACTGTGACGCCGTTCTCATGATCGGTGAGTGGCAGCATTCTGTTGGGGCACAGCGGGAGCACTGCGTCGCGTGCTGGACGGGCATGCCCATCTTCTACGACGCCCGGGAGTTGCCGGACAACCGGCCGATGGCGTTCCGGCCGAAGACCATCGAGGAGGTGGTCGAAGCCTTCGCTACGGCGGCGCGCAAGATCGCGCGGGAGAAGATTCGAAAGGAGGCCATCTCCGAACAGTGGGGCGTAGAGGAATCCTTGGAGCTGAGCGATCATACTCGCGAGCTGGTGGATTCCCTCGGCGAGCAGGAGCGCCAGGCAATGCGGGAGAACGCGGTAGGGCTGCACGACGAGCCTCGTTGTGAGCATATCCCAAAGACGGAGAAGACGGGGAATTGCTTCTACATGAATTGCCCCAACTCTTATGAGCCGACGGGGCAGGGTCCCACCAAGGCCGACGCGTGGTACCGCGAAGCGTACAACCGGGGCTATGACAACGGGAAGTCCGAGCACGCCCCGGACTACGACAAGGACGTCAAGTTCGCCGAGGAGGTCCGGCAGTACGGTCACCATCTCGTCGAAGACGAGAGGGATGACTACGACCAGGCGGAAGTCAAAGACGTCATCAACAAGATCGCGGCGTACATGCTAGGGGAGCGGCAGTGATCAGAGGGGTTCTTGATCTGCTGTCCAAGAAGCTGTTGAACCGCGCCTTGTTCGTGCGGTACTTCACACACAATCGAGGCATCATCATCGAGAAGGATGAGAACGGAGATTGGGATGTCGAATCCGTCAACGCGTGGGACGACGCCAGCGAAGCTGAGCGCCGGAATGACCGATGAGGTGCTGGCCCCCATTCATAGCCGGGGCTCGTGTCTCCAGGGCTGGCCGCACGAAGACGTGTGTACCGATCTGCGTGGCGGGGCTGTGCTGAGGGTGTGTGATCTGAAGCCGGGGGACGTGATCGAGAACATCGGGATTCGCGCCACGTTCATCACGCACACGGCTCATCCGCTGTACATGGCCTTGCGACTGGTCGTCTGGCGTCTCGACACTGACGAGTACAGCTTCGACGCGTTGTCCCTCGGGGAGGAGGTGGGCAAGCGCATGGAGATGACCTTCCGAGAGCGCATCTCAGGATTGCAAGCGGCACTGAAGGGAATGAAATGAGCGGCAAGTCGGAAGCATGGGATAACGTACGCGACGCTATTCAGGACATCAAAAACCTCGGATCGGGAGAAGACATCTCGGATATGGCAGATGGCCTGCGAAAGAAGGTCGACGAGATCCACCCTCCGAAGGCCGGCAAGACCATTCAGAAGTGGGCCGACCAAGCCATGTTTCGAGCAGAGCCCATTGACGCGACGGAGGGGCCGAGGGTGTATCTGCTCTCCATGACGCCCGACCCCCTGGGCTCCATCGCAGCCGCCTGCAAGATGTACAAGGGTGAAGTGGTGCGGGACCTAAGCGAGGTCACGGATGACGAACGCATCGAGTACTTCGAGCAGGTGCAGAAGACCAAGCTGCAAGCACCCTTTGAGTTCGTGCAGTTCCACTTCATGATCGAGGGCGTCACGCGAGCATTCACGCACCAGATGGTCCGGCAACGCACAGCAGTCTATGCGCAGGAGTCCCTGCGGTTCGCCGTGAAGGAGGACATGCCAGTCGGTTTGCCCCCGTCGCTCGCAGGTACCACGGGATACCTGCATGACCCGACAGCTGAACAGGAGGATTTCGACCGAGCTAGCGATAACGAGCGGGACCGGTTGATTTGGGAGCAGGGTCTTGACAAGATAAAGGCTGCCTACAAGGCTCTTGTCGAGAACGGTATGCCAGCCGAAGACGCGCGGGGGCTGTTGCCTACCAACGTGCTCACGCGGCTGCACTACAGCACGAACCTACGAGCGCTGCTGGACCACGCGGGCAACCGACTCTGCACCCAAGCGCAGGCAGAGTGGAGGATTGTGTTTGCAAGGATCGTCGAGGCTATTCGGAATGCAGAGGTAACTCTGCCTATCGGACCAGTGGCGAGCGTGCACATGGCGGACAAGTTGTCTGAGATGTTCCGGCCGGTCTGTTACGCAACGGGGAAATGTGAATTTATGGCTAACTTTGATAGGCACTGCGATATCCGCGAACGGGTGCAAGCGCACGCGGCCAAGAACGAGCCATCTTCGCAGTGGGTAGACATCGCGCCTGTCGAATGGATGATTGACGGAGCTGCGAGGAAGAAGTGAAAAGGAGCGCGAGGGGCACCCCCGAGTATCGCGCCTATGCAAGATTGCACGCAAAGCTCCGGCGCGAACGAGGTGTAGCTAGAGACTTGTTATGTTCGGAATGTGAAGGGCAAGCCTCGGAGTGGGCTCAAATTCATGACACCGACGGAACAGATCTGAACAAGCACTATAAACCGATGTGTAAGAAGTGTCATCACGCCTACGACTATGAAAACTGGAATCAGGGCATAAAGGAGCGAGACACTTCAAACAATTCGATTGCGCTCACCAATGCCAATCGTGCGCGATGGAGAGATCCAAAATGGAGGGCGAAGATGTCAAAGGCAGTGGCGGAGTCTAACCGCCGGAGGGCGGCTCGCAATGACTGAGACGTACGCGGACAAGGCCGAGCGGGTGACGGCGGAGCTGCGGACAGCGGTCGGGGCGGCTCATGCAGCCATGAAGGACATGCGCTCCCTTCTCAAGGAGATCCGCGAGACGCGGGCTAAGTGGGAAGACAAGATCGAGCATCAAATCAAGGAGACCTTCGGGGAATTGCTCTCAGATCATCTGACCGCGTACGGCGACCAGCTGAATACGGCCTCGACGGAAGCTACCAAGAAGATGTATGTGCGTTTCGACAAGATCATGGCTATTCTCATGGGCGAGGAGAAAGGTGAAGAAGAGACTATGGATGATCTAGCGCGCAAGGTGAAAGCGGCTATGGACGCTGGTCCGCCCCCGCCTGCTCCGCTGAGGAAGAAGTCATGAACACTCAGCAAGTAGCGGACCGCGCCAAAGTGACCTACCGACAGCTCGACACATGGGTTAGCAAGGGCTGGTTGAAGCCGAGCATGATCCCGGGTGTTGGGCGCGGTGGCCTGGTCTCAGATTGGTCGTCTGCTGAGACCGAGATAGCCGTACATATGGGCGCGCTGGTGCGAGCTGGCGTCTATCCAGAAAAGGCGCACAAACTAGCCCGTGGCGACCGTTCCGCGCTGACAGCCCTATTGGGCGCCGTGGCGCCGTGTATGGGAGGTGGCGAACTGCTATACCGCTGGTTTTCTGCGCCCCGGACCCCGGATGATGGCGGTAGTAGGGGCAACTAAGTGGGTCGAACCTAGGGCGAGGGCGGTTGGGTTCCGTCTTTGGGGTCTCGCTAGCGTTGATCGGGGGTGTGGGGCAGGCTAGGTAACGGTCGGGGCAGGCAGCGAAAGTAAGGCAGCGAAATGGACTGGGAGACCTATCAGAAGCGCGTCTCGGAGACGGCAATCTATCCAGACGCGGGCAGCGGCAACATTCAGGCTCTGATGTACTGCGCGGGCAGTGCAACTGGCGAGGCCGGTGAAGTGTGGGGCCAGGTCAAGAAGGCGTACCGCGACGACGGTGGGGTAGTCACCGACGAACGCAAAGCGAAGATCGAGAAGGAGATCGGAGACACTCTCTGGTATCTCGCGCAGCTCTGCAATGAGCTGGACGTGAGCGGCGGTAAGATCATGCTGATGAATCTCAAGAAGCTTTCCTTGAGGGCGGAGACTGGAACCCTCGGAGGCGACGGCGACGATCGGGAGCTGATCGGGCCGGAGCACGCTCTGGAGATCACCGAGGGCGGTCAGTGGCTGCTCGAGCATCTCGGGTGCGGCTTCGATCGTCTCGTGTGTCCGTTTACATTGGCCGCTCAGATTTCAAAGCAGGATCCGGCGGACGGCTGCGCGTTGTTCCCTCCCGGCGTCTACTCCGCAGCTCTCGACGAACGCGGGGAATTGGAGTTGGTGCAGGAGAGCGGTTCGGTTGATCGCCGATGGTCGGAGTATGTGCACGAAGTGCGCGCACCTCGACGAGGCTGGGACTTGACTTTCGTGCCAGCTAAGGGGTTGTATCAGGGGGAAATCATCAAGCGTACGTTCTGGTACGAGGATGTGAATGAAGCGCGTCGGGTGTGCCGGCGAGCGTACGGACCAGGAACTGAGATCAAGTATGGGGAGCGCACGGACGGCAAGGACTACACCGGCTCAATGTTCTGAGAGGAACTACTGATGAACTCTTTGATTGGGATTAGCTTGTGTCTGTATCTCGTGTCCGCGTTGTACGTGTTGGCGGAGAGCGTGGGGTCGAAGAGGGCTCGGCGGGATCTCGTAGCGGTGGCTCGCGCTGCGTTGGAGGCGGTCGTCTGGCCCCTGGCGCTGTTGCCGTGGCGGGAGTGGCCATCGCAGGTGCGTCAGTACTGGCAGTCCGTGCCGGTTCGGTATGGGGCGATGGCGTGAAGAGCGCGCTGTTGTTGATGGTGGTCATCGCGCTGTGTTCGGTGGGTGGT